TATCGGACATCCCTGATGATCAAAAGCATGAGTTCGTGGATGGGATCGTGAAAATAACCGCTGAAAACTTCCTGAAAGTGTTCGTTATGCTGGGACTAAAAGACGGCATAGAATCAGGAGTAGTAAATCAGGCGACGGGCGATCAGTTTATCCTGATATTCAAAAAGTTGAAATATCCTGCCCCTCCGCCCGCACAGACCCCATCCCTCCCCGTAGAGGAAGGCGCGCAATGGTTTAACAAGTGGATGCAACAGAAATTCGAAGAACGTGGGCGTTACAAGCAAACATTTGACGAATGGACCCATTATTCGAAAGGGGCTTGTGACATGGAGGAAACATTGCGTGGACAAATCACCTCCCTCCGCACCCAGCTATCCGAAGCCCAAAAGGATCGGGACGCATGGAAAGAGCGGTTTGAAAAGCTGGAAGGAAAGGAGGGCGACGCATGATCCACCGATTCTACATAGGGATCGATTGCGGAGTATCGACCGGATACGCCCGATGGGACAAAGAGGAAAAAGCCCTCACCTATATGGGCACTATAAAGATTCACATGGCTATGGAATATGTGAAAGACCTTGTTCAGTCCTTTCCTGTCCAGGTTTTCGTTCGGGTGGAAGACGCGAGAAAAAGAAAATGGATACCCTATCAGGGCACAGAGAAAAGCGAACGGGGCCGCCGGGAAGGTGCGGGAAGCGTCAAACGGGATGCAGTTATATGGGAAGATTTCCTTACCTGGCTGGGTGTGGACTTCGAAATGGTGGCCCCGAAAGACAATAGAACCAAATTGACGCCGATGGCTTTTAAGAAAATAACCGGATGGGTTCCTTTGACAAGCAAGCACAGCCGGGATGCCGCCATGTTAGTCTTTGGTTTATAAACTTATCCCCAGCCTCCTGGGGAGCCGAAAGGCAGTGCGGAGGACGGCATAGCTCCCAGCCGGGACGGGGGTATTTTATAACAAGCTACTAATTCGGATTTTCACGGCCTGCGTCTCTACGTGGGCCACTTTAAAAGGGTCGATATGAAAATTCGTTGTGCACACTGCGGAAAGTGGACCGAGAAATCAACGGGCCACGCGAATAGAGCGAGGAAGCTGAAAGCCCGCATGTTCTGTAGTCGGCAATGCTTTGGGTTGTTTTGGAGGAATAACAAAACGGATGAGCAAAAGAAAACAGAGAAAGCCGCTTATGATAAGGAGTATCGAAAGAAAAACGAGGATTGGAGGGCTTTTCAAAGCGCGTTTTGGTTCGTGTGGGACTACGAGAAAAATCCGGAGAAATATCGAAAATGGCGCCGCCGCCGAATGAAATATCATGTGCAATATTGCAGGCACCCCGAATATAAGAAGTGGAAGAAAAAATACGACGAAAGTTACAGGGCTGCTATAAAGTACGGTGATTTTGCCGAGGCCGCCCTAATTCTAAAAAAGCTCGAAGGCATGATTGATAGGCAACGTGCCCGAATAGATAAAGATTGTCACAATAAAATAAAAAAAAGGAAAAAGTTATGGAAAAACTTACAGCAGTCAACCTCAAAAAAGCCCTCTGGGAAACGCTCATCGGCTTAAAGTCCGGTAAAGTTCAGTATACCGATGCGGACGCCATCGCTTCCCAGGCAAGGGAGATCATTCGGACTACGAACACCCAAATCAAAATCGCACAGTCGTCTAATAGGGGTTTGCCGAAAGAAGTCATCGGTTTTAGCGAAAGCGATTAGTTTTTAATCCGTACCCATAAATTTTAAACCTCTCAAAATGAATAAGAAAGTAGCAATCGCCCGTTTCATCCTTTTCCTGCTCATAGCAGCCTGGTTGATCTATGCCTGCTGCAATGCCTGGAGACGGGTTAAACCCCTGGAAAGAACACCGGAACAGGTAATGGAGGATACGCTGAAGATTACAACTAAATCAATAGAATAATGGCACCAATGAATACCGATCCTTCTGAACGGTTCAATATCCCAGCGGTAGACTATGCAACCGCATTTGCCGCCGCGATTAAGCCCGCACTTGAATCAGATGACTTCATTGTCTGCATCGGAAATCGGGCCTATTTCAATTTCGGCCCAAAAGAAAAAGTGACGAAGCAAATTAACCGCCCCCAAGGGCATAAACAAAAGACATGGAGCTCAGCCACGCGATACTTGTTCAGATAGCCTACAAGTGGATCCTGAAGAATGGATGCGGCGTCGCCTTCCGGGAATTCAGGTCATACGCATGTAACGGCGAATTCCCGGACGTGATAGGCTTTTCCAGCGGCGGTCACTCCACCCTAATCGAATGCAAGGCTACGAGGTCTGACTTCCTTGCTGACCGGAAAAAGACTTTCAGGACGACGCCCGAGCTGGGAATGGGTAGTTACCGGTTCTTTTGCTGCCCCAAGGGCCTTATTAAGGAAAGCGAATTGCCGGATGGATGGGGGCTGATCGAGATCAACGAGCAAGGTATTGCCCGGGCAGTTGTACATCCTTGGCGACACTGGCAAGAGCGCGAGAACCGCAATGAAAAGAACTGGAAGGCTGAGCATGGGCTTATGTACTCTGCTCTTCGCCGCCTGGCGTTGAGGGGCCGGATTGAAGAGGTCTACGACGGGACGGTGCAGGAATTGAAACTACCGTCAAACCCAGATGTCAATCAAAAGGATTTATTCACTGAAAACCAGTAAAACATGACACCAAAGCAAAGAGAGCAGTTCAATCGCATGCGGACTATGCTCATCCGGATCAGCAAGCATTATATGACACCGGATCAGATGCAGCGCAATCATGATCGAGGACGCGGAATGGGTCCAAGCTATCAGGAAGAATTGGAGATGGCATATGAGAACATTCAATGGGATGCCCAGCGGGCGGTCAAAGGAATAAAGAGCGCAAAGGCGCCTTCTCCGAAAGCATCGAAACAACTTGAAAACCAATAAACCCATGATCCTTAAAAAGCCAAAGCCAAAGAAAAGAGAACCTGAACCGGGAGACTACCGGGTGGACATCCGCTTCGCCTGGTGGCCGGTCCGAACAGATCAGGGATTGATCTGGCTGGAAAAATACAAGCGGGTATACGAATGGGCAGTACACCCAAGATCGTGGTTTATAGGCCGCTATTATCTTGGGCCCGTGACTTGCGGTGGCTGGGAACTTAAACAGACAAAGCGCTTAAAATCAAACCAATAAAAACCAACACATACAATGAAAAGGATATATCCATCAATCCGCCACCTTTATTGGAGGTTTTTTGTGAACGGCTTTAAGGGTCTATACTTTTTATTGAAAAATGACTTTAAGGGAGCTTATGCACGCTTTAAAGTTTGTGCCAATTGCCTGATCTATATACAGGATAGGGCAGCTAAATCAAACCACCCATGACCGACCCCATAGAAGCCATCATAACCCAGCTGCGCTACGCCCAGGAGATGATCAAGACCCAGGGCATAGACCTGGACCCGGATAAATGCGGCCCGCTATCGCCTTTGGAGGCCATCGTCCTGCAGCTTTGCGCCGAAGGATATTCCAACCAGGAGATAGCGCAAAAGGTCCACCGATCCATCCGGACAGTGGAAAGCATTCGATACCGGATTTTGGGTAAACTCCGGGCAAAGACCATGGCCCAGGCGGTCAGCGTGGCGTGGAGGAAGGGGCTAATAAAATAAGAATTATGAAAAATGAAAGAATAGTATCGCGACGTGCTGAATTTCTGAATATCCCCGCCTTTGAGGATTTTAGACAAATGCAGGAAGACTTAGTGCGACAAGCAGGAGAGTTAAAAGAGAAGGTTTATTTACAAGCATGCGAATTGGCCCTTGGTAGCCCCTTTGAAATTAAAGATGCGCCCGATTTTCAAATAGGAGTCACTCCTGGCGGCAATACAGAAATCCTGCGTTACAAAGGAGAGGTTATAGGTACGATTGTCTTCAAACACGGATGGAATGGCGATGGACTTATGAACAACCTGTATACTATCGGATGGGAATTTCGGCCCGCACAAAAATCAACATAACCTATTAAAATGCAAAATAAATGAACAATATCCAGTTTGACCAGGAGATATACAAGAGAATAAGCCCAAGAGAAATGGAAGTGGCAAAAGCCGCAAGCGAAGGGCTAAGCCTAAAGGCTACCGCCGACAGAATGGGCATTTCAAAAGCCACCGTGCAAAATTACCGAGCCCATATATTCGGTAAGCTCGGCTGTAAAAATATATCCGAAGCCATAACCCTTCTCATCAAGGGAGGAATGATATGAAGGATTGAAAACAATCCATTTCATGTGGAACCGTGGACTATCTATCTGATTTTAAAAGTTATAACTTTGATCTATATGGGAGCCCCTTTTGGAAATACATTCGCTCTCGGCGCAGCCTCAGGCAGACCGATAAAATATAAAAAGGCGGAAGATATGGCTTTAAAAATAGCCGAATACCTCGATTATATCCAAGGAGAGAAAGGAGCGGATGTTGGCGAGGATGGAGACATTGAAAAATGGGAGCGCCCGCCGGAGCCTATAACTATCACAGGCTTATGCTTTTATCTTGGATTTGAAAGCCGACAGTCATTTTACGATTACGAAAAGAAAAAAGAATTTTCTTACCTAATAAAACGCGCAAGGCTTCTCGTTGAGAACAGATACGAGCGCGCGCTCTCCAGCCGCGACGTCACCGGCGCCATCTTCGCACTGAAGAATATGGGCTGGAAGGACAAGGTAGAAACTGGATTTACTGATGGAGAGGGCAACGACATATCCCCGGTAGCCATCTTCAAATTGCCGGATAATGGCCGCGATATCGAAACCAAAGGATAGGAGGATTTTCCAGCCACAGCCGGGATTCCAACTTAAGGCGGCTGCCACATCCGCCGACATAGCAATTTTGGGGGGCGCTGCCGGCCTCGGCAAGACGTTTATTCTCTTGCTGGAATTTTTGCGTCATATCAGGAATAAGAAATGGGGTGGTGTTGTGTTTCGTCGAACGAGTCCGCAGATTAGAAGCGAAGGCGGACTCTGGGATACTAGCATGGGGCTTTACCCTTTTGCGGGTGGCAAACCCAAGGAGAGCTTTTTAGAATGGGAATTTCCAAAAGGGGCTAAGCTCAAATTTTCGCATCTCGAATATGAAAAGAACGTATTGGATTGGCAAGGTTCTCAAATCCCATATATCGCCTTTGATGAGTTGACCCACTTCAGCAAGAAGATGTTTTTTTACCTGCTGTCAAGGAACCGTTCGACCTGCGGCATCAATCCTTACATACGAGCTTCCTGTAACCCAGATCCTGAAAGTTGGCTGGCAGAGTTCATTGCATGGTGGATAGATCAAGACACCGGCTTCCCGATTGCGGAACGAGATGGCGTTATAAGATATATGACCATGGATGGTGATAAGTACATTTGGGGCGATACTCCGCAAGAGGTCATTGAAAAGGCCTGGTATTTCCTTGAAAAGATAGTGGCTGCTTCTGGGCTGAAACCAGAGATATTCGTGAAATCTGTTACATTCATCACGGGCACGATCTACGACAACAAAGAACTACTCGGAACCAACCCCCAATATCTGGCCAACCTACTGGCCCAGGACGATGCCACGAAGGCGGCGCTTTTTGATGGCAACTGGAAGACAGTAATATCCGACAACGATATTTATCCCTACGCCGAGCTAAGAGGCGTCTTTGAGAACCTTTACGAGGTCGAACAGGAGCCGCGCTACATCACAGCGGACATAGCCTTGAAGGGCTCAGATAAGTTTATAACGGGCGCATGGAATGGATTTGAGCTGGTAGACCTACTGATCATGCCAAAGAGCGATGGACCTGAAGTGGTAGAGGGTATCAAGAACATGGCTATTAAGCACAGGGTCCCCAATAACCATATCGCTTTTGACTACGATGGAGTAGGGGGATTTATTGAGGGGTATATTCCAGGCGCAATCGGTTTTAAGAACGGCATCCCAGCATTGAACGGCGAGAACTACAAGAACCTCAAAACACAGTGTTACTACAAGTCTGGCGACCGTGTGAAAAAAGGCGGGTATTTGGTGTCCGAGCGTGTTGGTGATATGATGTACGACAACAAGATGACGGTCCGCCAGCGGTTCTTTCATGAGCGCAAGGCCATCAAGCGAGACAAGATGGACATGGATGGTAAGCTCTGTATTATCCCTAAAGAACAAATGAAGGTTATCTTGGGCGGCCAGTCGCCGGATATGATGGATATGTGGATGATGCGCGAATACTTCGAACTGGCTCCAAAATTCTCATGGGGGGCCATGTAATTATTTTTCTATCTTTGGTAAATATGTAAGCCAGTCGCTGCGCCATAACCCACTTCAAAATGGCGACAGCAAAAGCACCCACCAGGCTACAAAATATCTCGAATGCGTTCGGGAACCTCATTACCTCCATGTTTGGCAGGGGCTCGTCGACAGCCAATAATAATCCTGGATTATTCGGCACTTTCATCGGCGGACCTGCGATCTATCCTGATCCTAATGCCGAGCGCTGGGTCAAAGATGCCTTTTCCGGCAATGGATCGGTCTATACTATCGTCTCCCGGGCAGCAAGCAAGTTTGGTTCTATTCCACGGTATGTATATAAAATCAAAGATAAGCAGGCAGATAGGCAATTGAAGGCGCTTTACCGCCAAAGGGGGTACAAACTGAAGCAACTGGTGGACCTGCAGAAAAAGGCGTACGATGAGCAGATTGTGGAAAATGGGCTCAGTGAATTGCTTGCCCGACCAAATGAAAAGCAGGGACAGGATGCTTTCTATGAACTTGCAAAGGTATTCAAGATGGTGACCGGGGAGACATTTATCTGGCTGAACCGAGGCGACATTACCGGATTGGATGACGATGTTGCCAACGCCATCCCGCCGTTGGAAATGTATGTCTTGCCTACTCAATATGTGAGGATCATTCCCGACCCGCAAGATGTATGGGGCAATCTTGGATTTAATTTTATTGTCAGCGGAAGAGAGCACTTTATCCGTAAGGACGATATGGTCCACTGGAAAAGCCCCAATCCGAATTTTGATGGGGTTACGCGTGTTCATATGCGCGGATTATCCCCGCTACAACCTGGAAATAAGTGGCTGGAAGAGGATGATAGCGCTACTGACGCCAGCGTTGCCATGCAGCAGAATGACGGAGCAAAAGGGGCATTGTTCAATAAGCAGTTGGGGAATATGTCCCCTGACCAAAAGAGCAAAATAGACCAGATGATCAACCGGAAGATCAACAATCGGTCGCTAAAAGGGGCCATTACTGCATTGGAAGGAGAATGGGGGTTTGTTCAAATGGGTCAGACAGGCCAGGAAATGGAAGCCGTACAAGTTCGTTCTGCCGGCTTCGTGCGCCTTTGTAACCTATTCGGTGTTCCGCCGCAAATATTTCTAACTGATACCACCTATGCCAATGTTGAGCAAGCTGGGAAATCTTTTATCAACAACCTAATCGCCCCATCTGCCGCCAGCCTCCGGGATGAAATGAACCTGAAGCTACTGCCGGCCTTTGGCCTGGATAAGACCTATACTCACGACATTGACATTACCCAGTTGCCCGAACTTCAAACAGAAATGGGCCAATTAGTCACGCAGCTTGCCGCTGCCTGGTGGTTGACGCCAAACGAGAAACGCAAGGAAATGGGCCAGGAAGAAAGCAGCGACCCAGAGATGGATAAACATTGGATACCCAACAATCTCATCACCATGGAAGACGCCTCGATGGCGGACACCTTAGACTCATTTGCAAATGACACCGGAACAAATCAAGCAAATCCTGGACAGTCGTTATCCGATCCACAAAAAGGCGGATCCGGAAAAGGGAATTAAAAGGGATTGCCCAATGACCGTGAGGGCAAAAACCCTGGCCAGGGCTGCTCTGACTAATAGGATAGCTCAAGATGAGTCCAACGGAATGTCCTTCGAAGAAATACTCGCGAAATATGCAGACCAGGGAGCAATACATACGTAACCAGGAGATCATCATGCGCCGGCTGGCCAAAGCCTTTGTTCCGCAGGTATATGCCGCCATTCGGTCGCAGGTCGCCGCAGCGGTTCAGGCTGTACGGGAAAAGGGCGTTCAGGGCGCCCAGGGGAATATCCACGGCTCCATCATTAACACTGAGATAGGGCCAATCATAGAAGACCTGTATCGCACGGCCGCAAAGCTGGCTATCCAAAAGTACAAGCCCAACAAAAAAGCCTTTGGGTTCAATGAGGAGTTTATAAACGCTGTTATAGCTTACTTCCACAAATATTTGCTCGAAAAAGTGGTGCTGCCTATCAGCCAAACGACCATCGATTATGTAGAAAAAGTTCTGCAGCAGGCATTAACCGAAGGCTGGGGCGTGGACAAGACGATCAAGCAATTGGAAGATACAGAGCTTCCGAAATGGCGGGCACGGCTCATTGTCCGCACTGAATCAGCAAGGGCCACCAACTTCACGCAAATGGCCGCTGCGGATGAGGAAGACGTGGAAATGGAAAAGCAGTGGATTGCCATCGATGATAGCCGAACCCGCAAAAGCCATAGCCATGCCGGCGTAGATGGTCAGCGAGTAAATATAGATCAACCTTTCAGTAACGGCCTCATGTTCCCGGGTGACCCGAATGGGCCAGCCAAAGAGGTTTGTAATTGCCGGTGTACGTTGGGTTACTTTGCCAAGCGCGATGCAAATGGCAACCTCATTCCAAAGCAGCCGCAGCCGCTCAACCTCATTTCCCGTATGGGCATCAATCAGGCGGCATAGTTGAAAACAATCATAATTTTGTATCTCATAGATAAAATCTATCTATCTAATTTCGATGAACGAATAATTCATCGAATTGTCCCAAATCGAATACAAATCAATTCCACTCAAAGTCAATGACATAGACAAGTCAAGTAGGACCGCTGTCATTGCTCACGCAGCCTACAATAACATCGACCGAACAAAGGACATATCCCGTAAAGGCATGTTTAAAAAGAGTTGGGATGAGGGGATTGATGAAATTAGCCTGTATGTGAATCATGATGATACGCAAGCTCCCGGTAAAGTAGTTGGCGTGAAAGAGGATGCAGAGTATGCCTACACCGAGACGAAGATGGGCACTCATACCCTGGGTAATGATACGCTGATCATGATGGATGAGGGCATTATCAAAAAAGCATCTTTCGGTTACATAACGGTCAAATCGAAGCACATTGAGATCAAGGGTCAAAAGGTGCGTGAACTGCTGGAAGTTAAACACATCGAAACATCTGTGCTGACTAAGATGCCCGCCAACCCAAAGGCCGGCATTGTCTCTGTGGTAAAGGCCTTCTCTGGTCTATTGGAGCTTAAGACCCTCAATGATCAGGAGCAGGCGTTTCTGCAGATGATTATCTCCAGCGGTTCGAAGTTGGTGCGCCAGGCGCTTGATCTGGCGGATTCCCTTGATCCTGATGCCGACTTGTACACATGGGTGAATTACTTTATTCAGCAGCAATCCTCCTGGATAGGAGATGCCAAGAGTAATCTTCGGTGGGGGCGTAAGGCGCTGGATGAATCCATGACCGACCTGAAATCCCATATTCTGAACATGGAGCGCTTTGTTCGGAATACACGGGCATCAGACGACTGTATCAAAAGCATTGAAGCTGAATTATTGTCGGCTAAACATATCGTTTCCCTGTACGATACCGCAATCACTCATGAGATCAATGAGCCGGCTGCCAGCGAGAAGGGTAAGGCGAATGAAGGCGAAGTATTCGCCGCACTCAAATTACTTAACCTCAAAGCATCATTATCATGAGCGACATATTAATTGACGAAATCAAATCGGTCGGAAAAAAGATCGATGATCAAAAAGGCTCCTTCGAAAAAGCCATAATAGAGCAAAAAGCCCTAATCGATACAAAGTTTTCCGAGGCCGAAAAGCTGGCCAAAGAAGCCAACCAGAAAATCGAAGACGAGGTAAAGACCATCAACGAGGACCTGGCAAAGAAGGGTGCGACACTTGAAGAAATCCAGAAAGAGGTCAAGGCCTTTAAGGCAAAGGCTGGCCGGTTCTCCGGCGGTGAAAGCGTTGCTGAAAAGAAAACTGCAGAGCTTATTGCCGAAGCATTTGAAGAGCATTTTAAAGAGATAAGCACCGCCCGGAAAGGCGCCCCTGCCCGTGTTGAAATGAAGGCGGTTGGTACCATGACTGCGGCCGCTAACCTGACCGGCAACGTGGTGGCAACGTACAATCTCATCCCGGCAGTAAGGGGACGCAGAAAGATCAATGTCCGGGACCTGCTCCCGGTAATCAATAGCACCACCGGCGTATGGAAGTTCTACCGCCAGCCTATACCGGCAGGTGAGGGTTCTATCGACTTTCAGACATCCCATGGCACAACCAAGCAGCAGGTTGACTATGATCTGCAGGAAGTAACAGTTAATGCAGAATACCTCGCCGGTTTCGCTTTGATCGCAAAGCAGATGATGCAGGATCTTCCTTTCTTGCAAAACTTCGTGGCCAATGAGTTGGTTGAGGACTACAAACGCCAGGAGAGCCAGAAATTCTTTGACCTGCTGACCGCAGGCGCCCTCGGTGATGGCACAACTACGTCAACAGTATTGGCGGAGAAATACATTGACTGGATCGCGCAGCTGATGTCTACCGACTATTACGCGAATGCCATTGTAACCACGGCCAAGAACTGGGCGACCATCCTGAAGACCAAGCCGAACGATTATGACGTTCCTGGCGGCATCACCATCTCTGCCGATGGTACTGTGTATTTCTGCGGCATCCCGCTGATCGCACAGAACAACATCGCGACAGGTAAAACGCTGATCGGCGACTTCACAAAGGCTGCCATTATTCAGACTGAAGGCCTGGCTGTCGAGTTCTTCGAACAGGATGGAACGAACGTGCGCCAGAACCTTATTACGGCCCGCGTTGAGGCTCGTGTGGGCCTGGGTATTCTTCGTCCCGACGCTTTCATCTACGCGTAAACGCTCCCCGCTGGCGCATAGCGGGCAACAACTTTTAGTCGCAGTGACGACACTTACATATTACGAGTGAGGGGGTTTCTACCCCTTTACTCCATTTTTGAGAATGACAGCCGTTTACGCTTTCGTGGGACGCAAACGGTTTATTGATAAGCCAAAAGGCCGGAAGTCAACCACGAATTGATGACCGGTCTTTTTCATTTATGAACATCCGCGTCCATCTTTCGTCGGTTGTCGGCAGCGATGAAAAGACGATCGAAGCTATCGAGCGGGCCATTAAGGACCGGCAACCCTTCGGATTGAAATGTCAGCGGTCAACCGTCGTCTTTATCCCGCATCAATACAAAGTATACTGGATATGGAGTGACGGAGAGCCTGGGCCGATAGTCATATTGGACAATTTGAAAGGATTCATAGATCATGTGAAAACACAATACTTAGCGCATAAGGACCTTGTATCAACAGACGAACTATTGGGGATAGCCAAATTATTACAGTATGAGCAACAGCAAAAACGTTTGGGACTTCTTCGAGGTGAAATACTGCCTGAATCAGGACAGTAGGCCGGATCGTTGGGTACAGGCGCAGGGGGAATTATCCCGGGTGAAGATGGAAGGAGTTGAGCGGTTCGCCTCCTTACCAGCTGATCAACCCTTCAAATCCTTTTGCCTGAGCCAGTATGCCATGTTAAAGAGCTTTCTGGCTACAGGGAAGGAGACGCTGCTGGCACTGGAGGATGATGCTTTATTCCGCGATCTGGGACACCTGCCGGCGGCTTTAGGGGCGCTTCCGAAAGATTGGGACATTCTATACCTGGGAGCAAACATCACGGCCATGGTCCACGGGATTGATGTGAACCCGCCAGAACCATGCAGCTGGACAAAACACCTTTGGAGGATCCGGCGGGCCTGGACGACGCATTGTATAGCCTATACACGCAAGGTAGCTCAAAGGATTGTTGACGCATATCCAATCCACTCCTTTGAGATGTACGACTGCTGGTTGTCTAATAACATCCTGGAGCTGTCTAATGCTTTTCTGGTTAATCCAATGGTCGCCTATCAACGGCCAGGTAAAAGCGATCTATGGGGCCAGGAGACAGATTATACAGGGGCTTTTGTTCATGGTGATAAAATTATGACCGTATGAGTATAAATGTCGCACAGCCGGCTATTATTATCGTTGTAGATGATAGCGGTGGTTTTAAAGCCTTCAGCCCCAATATGGAAGAATTGCCGCTGATAGAGCATATTGATATTCATGCTGATGAATCGGATGTAAATAAGGTGACAATAAGAGCCGTCGCCATTATCAAAAGCATCCATAGAATATGATCAAACTTGTCACATTCACAGATAGCAGGATGACCATAAGCGCCAACAAGTGTGTTCAGTCAGCCATGCAGCATGGCGCGGATGAATATAGCATCTGGACACCCAATGATCTATCTGCTGAATTCCGCGAAACCATGGCCGACGTACTGCAGCATCAGAAGGGGGCGGGATTTTATGCCTGGAAACCTTACATTGTCCACCGGGAAATGTGCCGGCTGAAGGATGGCGACATTCTCATCTACTGCGACGCCGGCAACGAATGGGTAGGGGATATGCGGCAGGCTATTGACGGGATGGACCAGGATATACTTTTCTTTTCGAATGGGTGGAAACACGTTGATTGGTGTAAGATGGACGTTATTCAGGATATTTTGTCGAACTGGTTCTACTCGTTGGGTGCCAATGGAAACTATAACAGTGAGCTCGACGAATTTACCCAAGTCCAGGCATCCACCTTCTTTGTCCGCGTCACGCCGGAAACCCGCAAATTCATTCAGGAGTGGTATGCATGGAGCCTTGTCCCAGGAATGATCGACAACGAGCCCAGCAAGCTGCCGAATGTGCCTACCTTCCAGGAACACCGCTGGGATCAATCAATCCTGTGCTGCCTTCAGATCAAGTACGGCTACAGATTACATTGGTTTCCAACGACTACAGCTGGTCACCTGAGATCCGGCTATGAAGGCGACAAATATCCCGTACTTTTAAACCATCACCGAAAAAGAAATGAGGAATGGGGATAAAATTACCGGGCATAGACGATGACGAGGTAATTCCTTCCAGGCCTCTTATTTTTAATGAGGCGTGGGGAACCAACCCTCCGCCTTTAATATGGAGGCTTATGGGAAAAGTATGGTTTTTGGCCCCCTTCCGGCGCCGCAAAATAAAAGGAATCGAGATGTTCGCCAATCTGGAAAATAAAGAAGAGCCCCGAAAGGCATGCAGCAACTGCGGTGCCTTCATTATGGGCGAACGCTTAGTTTTGGAGGTCAAAATAGGCGGGCAGCCGGTTGAAAAGAAAACCGATCTATGCCAGCCATGTTACAATAAATTGAAAGAGTTATGAGACTATTCGACAAATACCGTGCAGATGTATATTCGCAGAACGGCGAAGACGGCCTTTTGGATGAAATTTTCCAAAGGCTTAAAATCAAGAACGGAAAGTTCTGCGAGTTCGGCGCAGCAGACGGCATATTTTGCAGCAATACCCGTCTACTTCTGGAAAATGGCTGGTCCGGCAAGCTCATAGAAGCCGATCCCGCCAGAGCAAAGGCGCTCATAGATAACACCCTTGGCAAGAAGATTGAGTTGTATTTCGGGCCAGTGACCGCCCAGAACGTCAATGAGCTGATCCCGGCGACGCTCAACCTGTTGTCGATAGATGTGGATAACGACGATTTCAACATCTGGAACGCCTACAGGGGCTTTGCTGACGTGGTAGTGATAGAGGTCAATAGTTCCATTGCCCCGCCTGAAGTAGTTATTCCAGGTAACAGAGGGGCATCCTATAGCGCCATGGTCATGCTCGGACTATCGAAAGGATATTTCCTGCTGGCCCACAAAGGCAACTGTATTTTCATCCTGAATAAATATCGCAACCTTTTCCCCGAGATCGATGGAGATGGTGTAGCGAACGCGGACCAATATTTTGACCGGTCCTGGTTGTAATATGTAGGCGTCGATAAAGCTGCGGCGGTTCATTCCGCATGCTGACAAATTCCTCTATTGGGCGGTATGGCAGGTTCGCCAATGCGCTGTTTCAGATAGCTGCCGTGATAGGTATTGCCCGGAAAAGCTGTCAACCTTACGGCTTTCCCCCATTCATAAACTGGGATCATAAAGAGCGTTTTGGCTCAACTGAAGATATTGAGCTGGACAAATACTTCGTCAACCCGCTGCCTCGACTGGCAGTGGACTACCCCCAGCTCATCAAGCGGGAATACACATGGGGATATCATGACATTTACCTACCTGCTGGCAATTGGGATCTTGCCGGACACTTCCAAAGCGAAAAATACTTCAAGCATTGTATTGATGAGGTGAGGCATTACTTCACGATGAAGGATGAATTTTCTCCTCAAGACGTTTGTGCCGTGCATGTGCGATTAGGCGACTATGACAATAAATACCATCCCAGACTAACTGCCGAATATTATAAACTGGCAATGAGCCTTTTCCCCGTAGGCCAAAAATTTGTCGTCTTCTCTGATGATCCGGATTGTGCATTCGAAATTACCAAAGACTTGCGACCAAACGGATATATATTCCAGAGCAAAGAGCAGGATTACATCAATGATTTTAAGCTTATGAAGGCGTGCAAGCACTTCATCACAGGCAATTCATCCTACTCCCTTATGGCGGCTATCCTGGGAGAGCATCCTGAAAAGAAGATTGTCTGTCCATCCAATTGGTTTGGACCAGCCTGGAGTATACCGATGGAAACGAAAGACTTATATCCTGAAAATTCGATAGTGATATGATACAAGAAAAATGGCAGCCGCTAAAAGGTTATGAACAATTGTTTGAGATCAGCACGGATGGACGAATAAGAAGTTTTGCCAAAAAAACGCAGAATAGATGGGGCCCATGTACAAAAGCGGGCAAGATGCTTAGACCTTCGCCTGATGAAAAGGGGTACATGAAAATTCGATTATGGAGATCGAAAGATGATTTTTCTTCTTACCGTGTGCATAGATTGGTAGCGAATCAGTTCATACCAAATCCTAATGGGTATGATCAGGTAAATCATATTGATGGCAATAAGGCTAACAATGCTGCCAGTAATTTAGAATGGTGCAACAATTCATTAAACCAGATTCACGCAAACGCGACAGGTCTCCGGAAAGGATCGCCCAAAGGTAAAGACAATCACTTGTCAAAGACTGTTTTACATCTCCTGTCTGGTGTATATTATGATAGCGCCAGAGAAGCGTATAATCATTCGAGCATGAATATCAGATTTGAGGTTTTTTGCAAAAATATTCGTCACAACAAAAACTATACTTATGGGGCTTAGGTTGCTATTTTCAGTGCATCTTTATCCACCTAAACACAATTGCCCGTTGCGGCCGATCTTTAAGTAGGTCGGCCGCAACGGGTGCAACCAAAGAGGGGGAGAATATTTCATTCACAACATGGCCAAATACCTCGTGAGCAGGGGCCACCAATGCCGCGTCCTGCTTCACCAGGGCAAGAAATATGGCATCACCAAGCCGTACGATTATGAAGGGGTAGAGGTGTTCCCTGCGGAAAAGCAGCTGGACACGCACTTCCATTGGGCACAGAAGGCAATCACCCACCTAGAATACACCAAGTGGACGGCTCTGATTTGTAGAACTATGAAAAAGCCGGTGATTTTCATCGCCCATAATACATCCCAGCACTATAACTTTCTGAATGACGACCGTCTGCCCGTAAATGTTATCTATAACAGCCGCTCAGCCAAAGAGCTATTGAACTACAACAAGCCATCCATGGTCCTCCACCCGCCGGTTGACTGGCGGAAATATGACGTCTGTCCCGATCCCAGCAGGAACCGGTTTATTACCCTGATCAACCTGAACGACAACAAGGGCGGGAACATCTTCTATGAGATCGCCCGGCGGATGCCGGATAGGATGTTTCTGGGCGTCAAGGGAAGCTATGACGAGCAGATCATCCAGAAGCTGCCCAATGTGATTTTGATGGATAACACCCCCAATATCCTGCCCATTTACCAGCAGACGCGAATTCTGCTGATGCCGTCAGCATATGAATCATGGGGCATGACCTGCACAGAAGCGATGTGCAACGGCATCCCAGTGATCAGTACGCCCACCTTTGGCCTGAAGGAGAATGCAGGATCGGCCGGCATATTCGTGGAGCGAGACAATATCGAAGGCTGGGACAAAGAAATTAAACGGCTGGATAACAAAAAAACGTACCTTCGGCAAAGCGAAATATGTAGGCATCGTTCACGCGAACTGGACCCCTTACAGGAGTACCAGGAGTTGGAAAACTTCATCCAAAACGCAAAATAAGGGACGATGCTTCAAAACTTCTTCGACGATATAAGCCAGGAAGAATCTTACACCCCGCCTACAGAGCCGGTTACGCTGGCCGAGGCAAAATCCCATTGCTACATCACCCATAACGAGGATGACGACTACCTGGCAAATTTCCTGATCCCCGCCTGCCGGGCTGTTCTGGAAAATTATTGCCACATTTCTTTGGTAGAAAAGACGGTGACCGCCACGCTCCGGATAGAGAACAATATCAGCACCCGTTTTTCCAATTCATACAGGAGCTCCGAGGATCAGGAGAATGTTATAGAACTACCATATGGGCCATTCAAGGAGTTCACGAGCATTACGCGGGTCTGCGGTACCTCGGTGACCAATCTGACCGAGAACGAGGACTATATGCTCACCGGCAGCCTTTATAAGCATATAACCCTCAATTCTACCGGCACCTACATTATCATCTATCATACCGGCTATCAAAATGCCATTCCCCTGGACTTAAAGCTGGCACTTCTCAACGAGATTCTTTTCAGATATGAGAAGAGAGGTGATGAGAGCAAACGTTACAACGCTGATGTACCTGGCGTCTGCGCTGCGTCGCAGATCATCGCCGATAAGTACAGGAGGATCGCATGGCATTAACGTATACCATAGGAGAGTTCCGGCATGTGGGTATCTTTCAAAAGAACCAGCCGGCGGATAATGATTCCGGCGGTCAGGATGACAACTGGGTCAATATAGTCACCACCCGGGGGAGACTGGAAAAGACGAAGGGCGGCAAAGGCATTGAGGAAGGTAGTTTGCAGTTCAATAAAAGCTACGTGTGGATTTGCCGGTACCAAAGCGATCTGGTCATTGATCAGGACACGCGATTGATGATAGATGGACACCCTTACCAGATCATGGACTTCGAATTGGAGAACCAGATAAGACATATTTACATTTTCAACCTCAATAAAATAGATGTCTGACAATCCCGCTATAGTTGGACTGACAGAGCTGCAGCGCAAGATCTACCGGCTGCAGGACAGACTTGTGCGGGATGTCGAAAGAGAATTAGCGGACGGGGCGCAATCGATAGCTGCAGAGGCCAAACAACGTGCGCCGGGCGATCAGGGAACGCTCCGCCAGCAAATAAGCTCGAGAAAAGTAGATGCCACGCTTTATGAAGTAACGAGCAATGCCGAATACAGCCCTTATGTAGAGTTCGGCACAATGGAAAAGGTACAGATACCGCCGGGGCTGGAAGAATATGCCGCCCAGTTCAAAGGCAATTTTGCCAGCGGGCTGTATACGGAAGGCGGGGGCTTGCCGGCAAAGGAAGCAATTTACGCTTGGTGCAAGAGAAAAGGAATAGATCAGGAGCTTTGGTATCCTATCTACGTCTCCATCATGATCCATGGGGTTACACCGCAACCTTTCTTTTTTCCGGCTTATGAACGCATAAAGCCGATCATTATTAACCGGGTTCAAAAATTATTGGATAATAAGGTATGAGAACTTTCAAAGTATCGGAGCTCATTGTAGGATGTATATACCAGTGTCAACTTTCCGGCCTGCGCTTACTCATTGAGAAAATCCCAACCGCAACCGTGAAAACGATGCAAGGCGAACAGGTGACACAGTGGGAAATAGGCGCCATGTATTTTAATCCGGTCACCGGCGCTTATACTCACATGAAACCGATAGACAATCAATTAATTGAGGTAGAATGATCGACGTCAAACACCCGGTAAGGAAGGCATATTATGAGCTATTGAATGGCTCACTGCTATATAATAGCACGGGCGTGCCGGTGAGCGATGACATAAAGAAGCTGCAGGACGCCGGCGCGAACCCTTATGTCCTCCTTTCCATTCAGTCAGGGAGCGATACGGGAACCATGCAGAGCTTTGATAGTGATGAGGATATTTCGGTAGATATCGTCTACAAAGCCGCCAGGGCCAATAAGCAGGTGGTAGACAACATCGCCGGGCAGATACTGGGCCTTGTCCTTCCGTCGCCAGGAATCGACGGACTTGCGCGTCAGACGGGCGTCCAGATCAACTGCGTCAGGATCATTGATGACCGGGACCTTGGGATGACCCTCGGGCAGGCCAGCACTATGACGCGGCGGCGCATCACCTTTAGGCAACATGTTCGTCAAACCTTAGACACTACTCCCATGCAAGGATTAAAAGGCATTATCCAGATAAAAAGTGCAGATTTTACGGATGCCACGCATTACGACAACCCAGATCTGGCGGGAAAGCTTTTCGAGGTTTTTTTGAATGACGTGCCTACTTTTTTGGACCACGGCACAGATTGGGAATATACACCTTCGGGGGGATTTGTGATTCTGCTGCCAAATTTTGATGCGACCTTGAAAAATTATAATATTTACGTACTTTTGAAATAGTTAATTCTCCTTCACTCGTATATGTAAGTTTCCCTCACTCGATTTTAATATGTAGGCACGACGTCATTGCGCTGATAATTCACCTTCAAAATCAGCGAAATGCAAACTATTCAGTCCTCTTCCGCGCCAATTGAGCTCCGGGCAAAGGGAACCACACCGTGGAAAACCCTGGTCTGCCTGGAGAACTACAATGTGCCGGTTAACACCACTACCACCACTACCGACACTTTCTGCGGCCGGGCCGTGGGTCTGGGCGTTAGGGAATTCACTCCCTCTGGCTCTGCTGTCTGTGAGCAGTTGCCTACCGTTGATCAGGTGACCTACAAGGACATGCTGGCGTGGCAGGTAAATGGGACCGTGCTGGAATTCCGCGTTCAGGAACCGGGCACAGGATCCGTAGGTAACGATATCTACCTATCGGGTGAATGTTATGTAACCGCTACGGAATTGCAGGGCGCCGTGAATGACGTGCTCAAATTCACCTTTACACTCACTGGCCAGGGAACGCTGGACATAACCCCGTAGTATGAACGGCATCGCACAAATAACCATCGACGACCAGCCGGTCGCCCTGAAGTTCGGTATGCCGGCTTTGCGGCAGATTTCCCAGAAGATGGCCAAGAACGATCTGTTCAACGGGGAGACCTGGAATGACCTGGGCATCTCCCATATCCTTTACGCAGGATATGTGAACTATTGCGCCATGAAGGATACGCCCGCAATAATGCCTTTTGAAGATTTCTACAACTATGTGGAGGATGCTGAAGACGAGGAAACGATAAAGGATATCGCCGGGGCGATATCGGTATTCGTATCGAGTAAGCACGTAAAGGAGTTGGTGGACAAAAAAAAAGTGACGACCCCGGAGACGACAGAGCCATTGACTGGGACGACATAGAAGGTTTTGCGCTGGGTGAACTGGGCCTTACGCCTGAGCAATACACCAGGCTCACGTGGCGGGAATACGTGATGATGACCAGGGGCTACAATAAGCGCAGATCATTGTCCTTTGAGCATACACGGGCCATCTGTTACCACATTGTAGCCGTCAACCGTGATCCTAAGAAACCATTTCCAACGATTCAAAAGTTCTGGGAGTTACCTACAGACATCGATAATCTCCCGGACGAACAGGAAGAATACAAGCGGCTGAAAGGAATTCTGAACAAGTTTAAAAAGGGCAAAGCAAAATGAGCGACGAAGTCGGGTTAAAAATTAAGATCAGTGCCGATGTTCGGAATGCCCTTCTTAACATCGCGAACCTCACAGACGCCACAGGTGAATTGGCGGTTGAAGGGGTTGGCAATATCACTGCTATTAACCAAGCGCTTACGGAACTACGGAACGCCCAGAAAGAAGTGGGCGACACGGCCAGCCTCAAAACCGTCAACCGCGCTATAAAAGATCTCTCTGCGGAATCAGCACGCCTCAGAAATGTTGGCGTAGCCGGTTTTGATGATCTGGGGAATAAAATAAAAGATATCGGCCCTGCTGCAGAATCCTCTGGTAAAAGCGTTTTGAGCACGGTCAACGGCATTTACGGCGGCGTCCGCAAGCTTGCATTCATTCTCCCGGGCATAGGTGTTGCCGGCATATTTGGCCTTATAGGAACGGCCCTGCTCAGCGCTGGCGAAGGCATCGGGCTATTCAATGATGATCTGTTCAAAACATCCCTTGCATCGAAGAGAGCGGCCGAAGACGCGAAGCATCTGGCGGATGTCCTCCTTAAATTGAAGGACGCCGGCAATATATCCCTTTCTGCCAGAGGCGGAGAAGAGGGCAATATAGATCGCGTCCGTGCGCTGGCAGCGGCCATCCAGGATACCAACAAAACCTACAAAGAAAGAAAGAACGCCCTGGATGAACTCAGGGAAACAAATAAAGCGTATTTCGGAGACTTGACCCTGGAAGCAGCATCGTTAAGAACCCTATCCGCCAGGGTAGAGGAATATAGCAATGCGCTAGTTTCGGAAGCCATCGTAAAGGGCCAAGTGGATGAAATCGCGAAGATATCAGCCGAATATGTCAAGCAGGAAAAAGTCCTACGCAATCTGAAGGATGCCCGCGATAGGGCGCTGGCCAACCAGGCGAACACAAAAATAACTCCCTCCGGCGGCGGCATAGGAACTGTCGGCGGAACAAATATAGCCGAAGAGACACAACTAGCAAGAGCAGTCTCTCGCACAGAAGAAGCTTACCAGAAGCAGCGCAATGCGGTCCTGGATCTCAGTACAGCCATAGCAGCATCGCGAGGCGAGCTTGAAAAAGCCATTGGCGAACAGATCAAATACAAACCGCTCAAAGATGTCAAAGAAAAGGCCGACACTTCTGCCAAGAGTATTGAAGGCTTGCTGAATGCCATCAAAAGGGCGCAGGATGAATTATCCAAACCGGTAAAAGAACCTCTATTTAAGCAACTGGGAGAGGCTCTATTGCCCGACGACTTCAATGGGGTAGGATTATTGCGCCAGAAGATCGCCGAAGCTATTGCGGAAGGCAATAAGATCGGCACAGACAGGGCAAAGCACCTGGCCAAAGAACTCGGCGACCTTTATGAACAGCAGATTAAGCGCATACAAAATCCGGACCTAAAATCGCGCGTAGATTTCACGCTGGCTAAGCCGACAGATGTTACAAAGGCTTTTGATAAACTGGAATCTCAGGTAACAAGGGAGTTCGGGAAAAAGATTGATCTAAAACTGCCTCTGGAAATCCAAGGAGAATTAGAAGCTTTCGATGGTGATAAGTTAGGTATAAGTTTAAGAAAGGCTGTTCAAGAGGCAGGAAAAAAATTGGGTGACATTTCTGCTTTCGTCTTACCTATTAGGGTAAGCCTTGAAAAGGGAGCTATTTCCGATCAACTTGATAAACAGTTGGGAGAAGTATTAAACCCGAAGGCCTTAGAAAAGAAGCTTGCCGACTCGGGTATAGCAAATATTGGTGACGCTATTGGGTCAGCCTTAGCCGCTGGTAAAAATCCCATAACTGCGGCAGGTAAGGCGATTTTTACTGCCTTGGGAACATTGATCCAGGATATCGGCAAATACCTGATTGAATACGGAGTCGCAAAAGAATTTCTGGATACAGTTCTGTCCTCCGGCATAGCGCTACCGGGCGCCATCGCTATTGGGTTGGGCGTAGCCGCGGAAGCCATTGGAGCGCTGGTCAAAGGCGTAGGTCAGTCTTACCATGCGTTTGCTACGGGCGGCATCGTCACCGGCCCTACACTGGGCCTGGTTGGCGAAGCTGGGCCAGAAGTGATATTTCCCCTCAATCAATTGAACAGGTTCATTCAGGGCACACAAGGACGTGGTGCGCAAGATATAAATGTTCGCGGTGTTGTGTCTGGCAATAATCTGAGGCTTGTTTTGGCAAGGAGTAACAAAAACCAAGGACTGGTATAATGTATGGGACCAAATACATATTAGGCTTTACCAATGATCTCAATGAGCTCTACGAGATCTATTTCGATTTCCTGGACTATGAAGGCGACATAACCCAGTTGACCGGCACTGACGATGTATTGATGGTAAGGTCCACCGCCGGGGACGAAAATAAAATGGAGCCCATCTTAGGGACGGAGGCGCTGATCAATACTTTTGTGCAGGAGGAAACCAACCTCTCCATTGCAGACCTAATAGCGCAGCATGATAACGATATCCGGGTAACCATTTACCGAGATGAGGATTATTCTAAGCACGTATACCAGGGCTTTATCGTCGTTGAGGACAATAGTCAACCCTTCATGGATAAGCCCTACGCTCTCTCCGTACGCGCTCTGGATGGGCTTGGTTTGTTGAAAGGGGTAGACTTGGTGGATACGGAGGGGTTGAGATTTGTCGGCTCTCAATCTGTCCTGTCCTGGATAGCTCAAATCCTGGCCAAAACAGGCCAGACAATGAATCTGCGGGTTTACTTTAATTTCTTCGAAGAATCGATGGCTCAGAATGTTGGGGCCCTGGAACAGATATATTTGAATGCCATTACATTTTCACAAGGGGACGCCTTCAATGTGGCTTCTGATGACCCTACTATTGATATCAACGCATCTTCAGCCGACGATTGCTATACCGCGCTGGAAAAGATCGTTCGGTGCTTCCGCTGTCGCCTTTTCCAGGAGGATGGCCGCTGGAACCTGGTAAGCCTATACGAATACCTCAATCAGGATGGCTTCTCGTATAAGGAATATTCCTTTGGCGATCCAGTCGATGGTATTATTCCCTTTACGGTTGTTGATTCAGGCATGAACAAAGATTATTCTGCAGCCATAGGCAAGGAAGAGATAGTCCACCCTTGTAATGATGATCAGGTGATCTACCTAAAATTAGCGACCAAGTGGATTAAACTCACCTATAATTATGATCAATCCCAGAATAAAGTATGCAACCAGGATTTAACGGAAGGGGATAGGAATGCGACCTATGACGAAACTATCAACAGCGCCGTGATTGACCCTAATATTCAGCCTACAGTCAATCTTCAAACTTTCGGATATGATGCCTATTGCTGGGAGCATTTTAATGGAACCAATAATGGAGGCGCCCATAATCCATATCCTTCAAATCCGCCCAATTCTCGATCTTTCATTAGGGCGGTAGAGGATTCTCTCGGATATGAAACAGAGCGATTCTTAGTTTTAGAACCGGCATCGGATGGGAAACTATCCTATATGAGATCTTCACAGTTCAGAGCTGATGTTGCAGATATCGTCCAAATTTCATTTAGTTGGAGGACGCGCGTTGACATTCATTTTGGCGGGTCTTTTTCTGCTGCTAAACTATTACTGTATGGCGATGATGGTTCTTTCTGGTCGCTTAATACCGCCGGCGACGGGTCTATACCAGGCAATGGTCCGGAATGGGATGCGACTAACGCTGATTTCCAACAGATTACCGGTGGCACCCCCAATATCGGAACGGGATTGATTACGGATTCAACTGCCAGTTGGCAAACGGTGAGTGCTAATGAAAATATTTCCTTCATCAACCCAGCCGCTAAATTGCCAGTTTCTGGCACATTGGAGCTTCTATTGATCATTGACCCCGTTGCCAGCGGAGCGCAGGAGGTTTGGTTTAAAGATATTACTGTCACCGTTTTGCCATACCTCCAAGGTTCTTATCGCCAGTTAAAGGGCGACTACAATTTTTCCGGCTCCAATAACAACATCAAGCAGACGCTTTCAGAAGATGTACAAATATCCGACAGTCCGAAAAGATATTTCAAAGGGGCGCTCTTAAAAGCAGATGGGCTTTCGCTAACGACGACGACTTGGACACGAGCGGGCAAAGGAGAAGGCTTCCGATTCACCCAACTGATGGAGCGGATCATGTACAATCATCTATTCCGTATCGTACAAAAAATTGAAGGCACCTTTCGCGGGCTTGTATATAGACCCACAGACGACGATACTGTGATCATTCCTAATGGCTTGCTCAACAGTTTTATGTTTGTCGACGGTGATTTCCCTACTAAGCGGTTCATGCTAACTTCCTTCGAGAAGGATTATCATACTGGCCAATGGCGTGGAGTATTCGTTGAGACGCTGCAAGACCAAAATGCTGATGGATTCTTATTACCTGACACTTATAAATTTTCATACATATTTCAGTAGCTAATACCATACAAGGAAAAGATGCAGTTCTGTCGTTTTTCAAAGATGACTGGGTTCCCTTTGCCTGCGGAACCGATGTTTCTATAGAACTCTCTTCGACGAAGCTAAAAATACGGACCAAAGGGGATGGCCATTGGCAAAAATATACCTACCAAGATCTTTCCTGGACGATCACGCTTTCGGGCCTTTTGACCTTCGATGAAGACATGTGGACGGGATGGGATATGCTGGACAACCAATTCAATTTCGCCCATGTGCTTGCCAGGATTAGCTTTGACGAGGGCAACGGTGATATCCGGACTGTTCAGGGATACGTCATGATCGAAACATCGACGCTCAGTTATGCCCCGAGCCAGCTTGTGAAAGATGACTTTCAAATGCAAGGAAATGGTAAGCTAGATTTGTTTGATGGTCTAATTCCATGCGATTCTCTCGTCACAGGTATTACGGTTACGGGTCAGACGGCTTCAGATGGCATTGTCCACATTAGCTACACCTTTACTGGCCCCGCTTATCAGGTAAAATATAGAATTGACGATACCGGAGACTATGTATATGCCACCGCTGGACCTACTATTGACGTCCCCGGCCTCCCTAATGCCAATCACACCGTTGAGATCATCCCAGTATGTCAGAATGGCTACGAAGGAACAGGTAGGGTGGAGAGGTTCCAAGTGACGCATGCGGATACCTGCGCATCGTCCATAGACTCCATCACCGTAGATACAACAGCGTTTACAATTACCAATACACACAGCGGACCGGCAACACAAATGAAGTATAGAATTGACGGCGGAGCGTGGGTAAATGCGCTTATTACTGCGATTATCTCGATAGCGTCCACTGATCCAGGAAATCACACTGTAGAAATGGTCCCGGTATGCTCAAACGGTATTGAGGGTACAGGCATAACGCAGGCATTTATCATTGTCAGTCAGCCGGCCATGTCAAAGATTAATTGGTCGATAACTCCATTGGGCAATTACGACACCCTCTTTATTTATCAAAATGGCGTATTAATCGTAAATGATAACACACCAAGCAGCGGATTCTTTATGGCGCCTGTAGGTGCATCTATCAGAACGGTATTGTATTCTCCAACTCGCATTGGAAATCCGCCGAGGGATGTGCGGCTCAGAATAGATGATACCGTCGGAGTAAGATTTGATCAAACGGCCGTAGTGTTTACATTATCACACACTTTTGATTTCACAGTAACTGCAAACGGAAATGAATTTCACATTGACGCAACAATAATTCACCATTGATGAGCGCGAACGCTGAAAATATTAAAGTTCAAATCAACAAATGGGTGCGAAACTATGCCGTTTCCGCCTTTCACGACTTGCGCTTAAACGCCATTCTGCTCCAAATAGTTGACTTAGCAGATGCGGCGGGCGGTGGTAGCGGTAACGGCTCGGTGGTCGTTGAGCTCCGTAGTGCGAACTTTTCCAATGCTACCGATTGCCCGCTGACTACCCTAGCAGGTAAGAACTTGGCTATTTTTTGGAACGATATCCCCAAATACCTTGATAAGGAAGCCGGCGAATGGTCTGACCTACCTGGAGGGGGATTTAAAGTAAATATTTCCGGCTTCGACGCCACCACCAATAACTATCTATTGTATGCATACGTATTATAAAGTACTGTCGGTTATCCTGTTATTGACCTATGTCCAAACCTTTGGGCAGACTCCGGCAAACGTATATCGGAGCTCTCCCGCTGTTGTCGCCAATGACGCGCATTTGCACGCCTATAAGAGCTTCTATCTGCCTACGGTATCAGATACTTCGGCCGCCTTAGTTGGTAGGCTGGATAGCCTTGGTATGATGTGCTATGTGAAGCCTACGGGAGAAATATACAAAAGGGATACTGTTTTGGGAGGGGGGCACAAATGGAATCTTATCGGCTCCGGCGGCTCAGGGGGCATAGGCTCCCTCAACCAGGTCACCCAAAATGGCAACGGCTCACAAGCTACTTTGCGTGTTACTGATCCAGGCGATTCATCGATTGAAAAGGCGGTGCTGGGACGAAGTGCCGATAATGATCATGGCGTAGTGTTCCTGGAAGATGGATTAGGTGCGGTGACCGAATTCCATATGGATAGTATCGTCGTGCGCGGGAGGGTGTATTATTTTCCTATTGGCTCGGCCCCGGATACTTTTGCCCTAAAAAGTGACCTACCTGCAGCTCCAAGCCCGTTCACTGCCACAACGCCCGGTATCGTCAATGCTCCAGGGACGGGCAACAGTCGAATATTTTTAAGATGGGACAATACCTTTTGGCCGGTTGTTATTCCGAACGATACGGCCAACAAAT